CAAGGCAATCTCTCTCCAAGAGCAGCCTCAGTCATCCCGGACAATCCGTTCGTAACCGAAACAACACCAGCCATTAACTGATGACTACAAAAGCAAAACCGCGTAAAACTGGGGCAAAGAAAAAACCGCTTATAGGCCACAAAATCCCGCGTATCCACACACCTTTTTTGAAGGGTGCTACAAGATCGGATGAAGTAGCAGAACTAGCTGAGAAAATAGGCTTGCCGTTGCTTGATTGGCAGCGGTTTATCCTCGATGATATGTTGCGAATTGATGAGAAGGGTGAATTCCGGCGCAAGACCCTCGGATTGCTGATTGCACGTCAAAATGGCAAGACTCACTTGGCTCGGATGCTTATCTTGGCTCATCTGTTCTTATGGGATACAAAAATGATTATTGGTATGTCATCTAACCGAAATATGGCATTAGACACGTTTCGGCAGGTTGCAAACGCTATTGAGGATAATGACTTCCTAAAAGCGCAAGTTAAACAAGTCCGGTATGCAAACGGCCAGGAGTCAATCACAACTCTCAAAGGTAATCGCTATCAAATAGTTGCAGCAACACGAGATGGATCGCGTGGACTTTCAGCAGGCTTCTTGTTTATCGATGAGTTGCGTGAAATATCTGAGGAAGGCTGGAAAGCGGCCAGACCAACTACTCGTGCAACAGGCGGCCAGACATTAACTTGCTCAAACGCTGGTGATGCTTACTCAGTTGTGCTAAATGACTTGCGTGAACGTGCTTTGTCATATCCATCCCCTACACTTGGTTGGTATGAGTATTCTGCGCCAGCGCATTGCAAGATTGATGACCGCAATGCTTGGTCTATGGCTAATCCCTCGCTTGGCACTCTTATTGATGAATCGACGCTTGAGGAAGCCGTAGCAACTAACCCAATAAACAACACAAGAACCGAAATGCTTTGCCAATGGGTTGATAGCATGACCAGTCCGTTCACCACACAGATGATTACCGATACCTCGGACTCAAATCTCCAAATTACTCCGGGCGGCAATATAGTCTTTGCGATTGACGTATCTCCATCAAAGCGATCTGGTGCTTTACTGGCTGGCAAGTTAAATCAAGCCACAGGAAAGATAGAACTAGGACTTATGCAGCTTTGGACTAGCGATGTTGCTATTGATGATCTAAAAATGGCAGCAGATGTCCACGCATGGGCGCAAAAGTTCAAACCGCGTGTAATTATGTATGACAAATACGCCACAGCTTCTATTGCGCAAAGATTGACTCAATCAGGGCAGAAAATGGAAGATTGCTCAGGTCAAACTTTTTACCAAGCATGTGGTGAAATATTGGATGCGTTCGTCAATGTCCGTTTAGTCCATTCTGGCCAGAAAGAACTAACTGAGTCATGGTTCTCGGTGGGTGCAAAAACTAATGACGCTGGCTGGAGAATTGTGCGCCGTAAGTCAGCAGGCGATGTAACTAGCGCAATCTGCTCAGCAATGATTGTCCATTATTTGACTAAGCCACAATCGACACCTCAGATATATGTTTGATATATGTCTCACAATGTGAGACAATACTTGCAAAATAGTGTAAGGTTGGTGTATGGGTTTATTCTCTCGCTTTAGCAAGCCAGCAATAATCGAAGCGCAGTATGCACCGCCGGTAATGGCCGACACTTACCAATACCAAATCCCTTACAATTTACTTTCAATAGATCGCATCTCTGCGATGTCTATTCCAGCTGTTAGTCGTTGCCGTAACTTAATCTGCAACACAATCGCAGCAATGGAAATATCTTTAGAATTAAAACGCACAGATGAAGATTTGCCTAAACTGCCGTGGATGGATCAACCATCACACAATCAACCTTATGCAGTAACAATGGCATACACAGTTGATTCACTTTTATTCTTTGGCGTGGCTTACTGGGAAATTACAGAAGTTTATGCAGACAATGGTTATCCGGCACGTTTCAACTGGGTTGCTAACTCTCGCGTCATTCCAAAATACAACAAAACAAACACACTCATCGAGGGTTACCAGGTTGACGGAACTGTTAGACCGATGAATGGAATTGGCTCACTCGTTACTTTCCAAAGCATGACTGACGGCATATTGCAAACAGGCGCACGCACTTTAACTGCTGCACTTGACTTAGATCGTGCATCTTGCGTAGCCGCTGCAACTCCAATGCCTTCTGGGGTGTTAAAAAATACTGGCGCAGACTTAGGCGAATCCGAAGTTCAAGGCTTACTAGCTGCATGGCGCAATGCGCGTAACAATCGCTCAACTGCTTACTTAACAAGCACTCTAGAATTTCAACCAGCATCCTTCTCACCTAAAGACATGATGCTTAATGAAGCAAAGCAATACATGGCAACTGAGATTGCTCGTTTAATGAACGTGCCTGCATATTACATATCAGCAGACATGAATAACAGCATGACTTATGCAAACGTGCAAGATGAACGCCGCCAGTTTGTATCTCTATCTTTGCAGCCTTATATCTCTGCTATTGAAGCACGTTTATCTATGAATGATATTACGCCTTCAACTCAATACATATCTTTTGACTTGGACTCAGGTTTCTTGCGTGCTAACCCAATGGAACGCTTGTTAGTAATCGAAAAAATGTTGGCACTTGGACTAATTACAGTTCAGGATGCAATGGCAATGGAAGAACTATCACCGAACGGAAGTGCATCAGATGCAATTAACCTTCAGTAGCGACATAGAGTGCGATCAAGGCCGCAGACTAATTTCCGGCAAGATTGTGCCTTACGATGGCGAAATTGGCCAGACATCAATTGGCAAAGTGGTATTTGAACAAGGTTCAATACAACTGCCAGAAGCAGGCAAGTCAAAATTACTTTTAGAACACGATGCCAAGAAGCCTATTGGCAAAGCCGTATCTTTTAATGAAACATCAAACGGCGTTTACGCATCATTCAAGATCTCCAACACTAGCCGCGGAACAGACTCACTAATCGAAGCATCAGACGGCCTTCGTTCAGGGCTTAGTGTTGGAGTCGAAGTTCTAGCATCACAACCACGTAACGGCGTGTTGTATGTTCAATCAGCAAGACTATTTGAAACAAGTCTTGTTCAAGCAGCTGCGTTCGATTCAGCAGCAGTAACTAGCGTTGCAGCATCAGCGGCAGAAACCGAAGATGAAGCACTAACCGAAATCCCACAATCAGAAAGTGAGGCCATCTTGGATACTCCAGATGCCGTAGCACCTGAGGCTGTAGTAGAAACCCCTGCGGTTGAAGCCTCACGCCCAACAGTAACAGCAGCAATGTATACTGCTCCACGTATCGAATTGACTAAGGAAAAATACTTAGAAAATACAATTCGCGCACAATTCGGAGATGACGATGCTCGTCAATATCTTCGTGCAGCAGCAAACACAACAGACAACGCTGGACTTGTTCCAACACGTCAACTAACAGAAGTTATTAACCCACTTGCTAACGCAGATCGCCCATTTATTGACGCAATCTCACGTGGCGTTCTTCCAGATGCAGGTATGACTTTTGAAATCCCTAAGATTTCACAGGTTCCAACAGTTGCAGTTACAGCTGAAGAAGCAGCTCCATCAGACCAGGATCTAAACGACTCATACCTTTCAGTATCAGTTCAGAAGTTCGCTGGACAACAAACATTCTCAGTTGAAATTTTAGATCGTTCAAGCCCAGCGTTCTACGCTGAATTGGTTAAGAACATGGAATTTGCATACGCAAAGGCAACAGATGCACGCGTAGCAACAGTAGTTGCAGCAGCAGCAACAGACGGCGGAAACCGCACAATGTCAGCAGCTAACCTTCTTGACTTTGTTGCAGATGCAGCAGTATCTGTTTACTCAGGCACACTAGGCTTTGCACAAAACATCATCGTGTCTCCAGACCAATGGGGCGCAATCATGGGTCTTGTTGATTCAACAAACCGCGCAATCTACACAGCAGTATCACCAGTAAACGCTGGCGGTAACGCTGCACCAACATCACTACGCGGTAACATCAACGGCTTGAACCTATACGTTGATCGTAACCTTTCAGGAACAGGCGATGGTTCAATCATCATCGTTAACCCAGAGTCATACACCTGGTATGAGTCTCCAACATTCAAACTAGAGGCAAACGTAATCGCTTCTGGTCAAATCAACGTAGCCTTTTATGGCTATGGAGCCATCGCCAGTAAAGTAGCGGCAGGCGCATACAAGTGGATGGTTGCATAACCCACACTTAGCAATAGTGTTGAAGGGGCTTTGTAGCCCTTAGCCCCTTCAATTTTAATTAGAGAGGAAATCATGGCAGCCACATACGTTACGCAAGCAGAACTGCGCACAGTTCTAGGTATCGGTTCTCTCTATGACAATGCAGTTGTTGAAGAGTGCGCTCAAGCAGCTGAGAACATAATCAAAGGGCATTTATGGTTTAACAACTATTACGCTGCTGCTAGAAGCATCACAGACAACTTTGCAACACTTTACTTTCAACAACCTCATGGCATGTATGTCGGCCAAAGCGTAATCATTACAAACGCTGGCTCACCTTTTAACGGCACTAAGACAATTACTGAGATTAACGGCGCAGTCCAGGTATCTGCATTAAACTACCAGAACTATTCTTTGACGGCTTACAACTATTCCATAACCTATGCAGCCACAGGCGCAGATCAGGTTAAAAACCCAATCCAACCTTTTGCCACAGTAGCGGCTACAACTAACATAGACTTTGCGACAGTTCCAGAAATTAGAGAAGCATCACTCCTAATTGCTGTTGACATCTGGCAATCAAGACAACTTTCAAACGCTGGTGGCGTATCACCAGATGGCTTTACTCCTAGCCCATACAGAATGGGAAATACTTTACTTGCTCGCGTCAGAGGTTTGATTGCGAATTACTTAAACCCTAGTGGACTAGTCGGATGACAGTTGCCGTCACAACTCTCCGTTCTACCATTGCAACGGCTTTAAGTAATCCAGCGGTATGGCAGGTGTTCTCTTTTCCACCTGCCTCACCGTTGGCCAACAGCGTAGTTGTAGAACCTGATGATCCTTATATTGTGCCAAGCAATAACCAACATATAACTGTTGCACCTTTGGCTAACTTCAGACTTAAACTTTATTTACCTTTACTTGACAATCAAGGCTCGCTACAAGACATGGAAACATTTATTGTTGACGTGTTTACTAAACTAGCGGCATCATCGCTAAACTATAACATTGGCTCTGTGTCTGGTGTGTCTGTTGACTCAACAGCTGGAGACCTTCTCACGACGGAAATACGTCTGAGTATCTTAACGAGTTGGAGTTAATAATGACCAATAATCTAACACCTGAGGATTTGGCTTTTCTTAAAAAGATTGGTCAAATCGACACCACCCCAAAGGCATCAGCCAAGAAAGACGAGGAATAAACAATGGCAATTTTTCTAAACAACAAAGTTGGCTTTAAGTTAAATACTGTTGATCTATCAGATCACGTTACAGCCTTTACACTTAACCGCCAAGCAGACCAATTAGAAGTAACTGCTATGGGAGACACAGCCCACAAGTTCGTAACCGGACTTTCAGCTGACACCATCACAGTATCATTCTTAAACGATACAGCCGCAGCATCAGTTCTTGCAACACTACAAGCAGCCTTTGGCACAACCGTAGCGTTCTCTGCTTTACAAGATAAGGCAACAGCAGTATCAGCAACAAACAAACTTTACACAGGCACAGTTCTTGTTGATAACTTAACAGATATTGCTGGCGCGGTAGCAGATGAGGCAATGATTGACATTACCTTTACCTGCAACAGCACAACAGCACTAGCAACAACAGGCACATTCTAAACTAACTTCAAAAGAAAAGGGCTAAAATGGCAAAGTTAAGAATAGTAAGGGTGGATGGTAGCGATACCACACACACAATCACACCAGCAATAGAGTTCGCATTTGAAGCATACGCAAAAAAAGGCTTACACAAAGCCTTCCGTGAGGATGAGAAGCAGACCGATGTTTATTGGCTTGCTTGGGAATGTATCCGCAGATCGGGAGAAACTGTTAAGCCTTTTGGCGCAGATTTCTTAGATACGCTCGTGCGTGTGGAAGTTCTTGATGATGACCCTTTGGACTAACTAGGGATACTCTCCATTACCTCATCGCAAGAATGAGTTTGGAAACGGGTATCCCTGCACAATCCTTTATAGATATGGATGTGCGAATGTTCAAAACTTATTTAATGGCTATGAAAGATAGGGCAAAGGAGATGAATAATGCCAACGGAACTAAGAGGCGTTAAGCAACTCCGTTACGCACTACGCAACTTTGAGCCAGACTTAGCCAAAGAAACACAGAAGGAAATGGCAGGCGTGTTAAAGCCGCTTGTCCAACATGCTCGTAATCTAGTGCCAGCCGTAAGTCCTTTATCGGGATGGCGGCCAAGAGCCATGAGCGAAGCAAGAT